AACTCCTGATGCATACATGTTAGCATATGCTGACGGATACACTTTAAATTTTCGCTTCGCTGCGGCTTTACCTTTTGGACAAAGTTTAGCCATTATTTTTTCCTCGCTGTTTTTTTTGCTCTTGCAAAGTCAGATGCTTTTGGTGCACCTTTAGCACCTTTCTTTCGCATTTTGCCTCCACGCTTTCTTTTAGCATGAATGTTAGCATATAAACCGGGACCGGCCATTATTTTTTCCTTGCTCTGCCACCTTTTTTAGCAACCATTCTGTTTGGGTTATATCCAAATTTTTTTGCTAATTCAGGTTTCTTTTTAGCTAATTTAGCTAAACCTTTTTGTTTGCTTTTACTTATTGGTTTTCCTGGCATTTGGTTCTCCTTTATCTTTTAACTTCTTTTCCACAAACAGAACAAACTCTAATGTAAACATCTTCAACTTTTATAGCTATAAATGTTTTGCAGTTACAGAATAACTGTTTTATTTTTTTAATAATTGTCTTAATCATTATCTATTGATTTTGCCTTTTTTCTTCATTGCAGAACCAAACTTACCATAAGACTCATCTCTTGAAGCTTTTAATTGCTTCTTAGTTCTTTTCTTTTTGATTCTCATAGCAATGGACTCATCTTTTCTATCTTTGTAACCTTGTTTTTTCTTTTTAACTCGGCCACCTTTTTTATACATAGCACCACCTTCCATGCCCATGTCTGATGGATAATAACCAGATCTCATATCTCGTCTCATCATTCCACCACCCATAGCTTTTACTCTACCTCTAGGTTCTGCTGTTTGTTTATTATATCTTGGATTTGCCATTATTTTTTTCCTCCTTTAATAAATGCTCTTCCAAAACCGCGTTTTGCGGCTCCAGTTCTTTTTGTAACTCTTCCACCTGATTTGAAATTTAATTTTGGAAATACAAAATTAATAGCGTCTTTAATTTTACGTCTATTTTCACCTTGTGCAGTTGTTATATTTGTTCTTCCAGGATTTTGTAATTGAGGTGGTAATTTTCCTGCTGCAATATCTCTATTTGCTTTATCTACTGCGTTTTGTGTTTTATTTACTTTTCTATTTGACACACCAAATTTAAGACCAGCATTTTCAAAAGGTCTTAATGTTTGTACTTCATTTTCTTTATTTATAACTTGACCAAATCTAACATCTGGACGTTGGTATTTTGTACCTTTACCGCCTCTCATAATAGAATCTTGGTAAACTGCTTTAGCAGTGTCTTTTGGTGTAGGAACAATTGTTTCTTTAAAATCTTTTTCTGTTCCAAATCCTGCTTCCTTAGCTTCGTTTGCAGCAATAGAATTATCTCTTCTACGATTAGCCAACATTGCAGCTCCGCCTAATGCAGCGATAGTTGCTAAAATTTTTTTGTTTCGTCTTCTAGATTTTTTGCTCATTATTTTTTACCGCCATTTTTAAATATTTGTGTACCCTTTATACCATAAATGCTCGCCACGACAAGGATCCATAAATTTGTAAACCATTTTGGAAGCTCTGAGAACATGTCAAAAAACAATTTTACCTTGTCCATCGCTGTCGGATCATCCGATACGACTGCCCAAGCCAGCACCACCACGGGCAAACTGAGAATTATCAAAACCGCCTCGTCCTTCCAGTCTGACTGACGAGCTTCTAATAATTTGCCCTGGTAAGCTTCTTTTCCTTCGGCCATACGAGACGCATGCATAAGCTGTGCATCTGACATAGCCATCTTAGTTTTCTGTTTGTTGGCGTATATTTTACTTCCAGCAGATACAGCTAATTTAATGGCTGAGAACCACATGGACTAATACCACTTAACAGAAGACTTTTTAGAAGCTAACATTCTTTTTTGACCACCAACTTTATTTATAGTTGGCTGACCTAAAGGAATTTTAACTTCAACTTCTTGTGCATAACCATCTGCATTAACTGGAAGAGTATTGTTGGCATCTGCTTTTGGTGTGTCAGATACAACAGGTCCAGTGTAATTTGGATTGTTTTTTGTAAAGAATGTTTTTGGTTTCATAATTTTCTCCTATGTAATTATTGTATACTATCTTTTAGGGCCTTTCAAGATCCTAACATCGGTTTGTTTTATCATATCATTGACCATTTTTGCGTCAATTCCCATCTGTGTTTTCTCTAAAGAAGTGTCAGCACGTAAATTAGCCAATTCTTCGTTCTGTTGCAGCTTTTCATCAAACTGTTGTTGACCCATTAACTGTTTAGATTTATCCATATTTATCTTTTCTTGGTCTTGTTCACGTTTAACAGTGTCATCCATAGCTCTTAAATCTAATTCTCTTGCTTTTAATTTAGCAATTGGGTCGCCACCAAACTCGCCCATAATTTTATTTTCTTCTTCTTTAAATTCTTGAGTCATTTCTGCAATTAATTTAGCTTTTCTAGACTCTAAACTCATTGAAAGAGACATAATTTGTTGTTGGTACTGCGGATCTTGCTGTAACATTGGGTTTTGTTGTGCCATTTGTTGCATTTGCATCAATTGTTGTATTTCATCTCTAAATTCTACCTCTAATTGCTCTTGTGCCATCAAAGAAATGTGTTCAAAAATGTTTTTTTCTAATGCAGCCATAACTGGAGGTGCATTTCGTGCAATATTGGACGCCATAAAGTTTAAATGAGTTGTAATGTGCGCTTGATGGTCTTGTCCTTTGAAAGCTTGGAACGGTTTACCCGACATTGCAAGAATATTTTCACTTGCTGGGTCCATTGGTTGTGGTTGTGCCGGTGGTGGTAAAATTTTATCAATATTTTTTATACCAATCGCCGTATACATTGCGTGGTACGCTTCATATAAGTTATGCATTTGAGGATTTGACTGTGCAAGTTGTAATTCTGTTTGTGCTAAACTAATTCTTTGTGATTGAGAAAATATATTTGGGTCTGCAACAGGTATAATATCTACTTTGTCATCAAAATCAGAAACTTTTATATTTCTTTGTCCACCAACTACATCATAAGGGTATTCTCCAGGTAGATAAGTTTTATAAACACCTGCTAATAATTTAAATTCACTTTTCATCGCCACATACAATCTTTTATGTATGGCTGACATGACTCTGGAACCACGTTCTAAGAGAGCTATAGTCGTCCCAACAGCTGCTTGTTGGTTGCCGTCACCGACCTGCATGTCAGCTATGGCGGCAAACCGTTGCCCTGCCTGTACCACAATACCCA